GTCTTTCTGCTTCGGGGGTGTCGTCTATTTCAATTATATGTCCCGATTCCGACTCATAGACCTTGTTTTTCGGATACTGTGCATTGTATGGTGTTTGCGGTTCGTCCCATCCACCACCCAAAGCAGTGGGGTTTCCTTTGTCAACGTCGTCGCGTTTTTTCTTGACAATCGTGTTTTCAATATCTTCGTTTCTTGCTAGTTTGTTTATGTCGGATTCATCATAATACAACTCTTTGGGGTATATCTGATTCGGGTCGTTGAACCCCAACTGATCTGATCTATAATTTTCGTCTTGATTTGGGGTATTGATTCCGGCAAAAGTTCCTAAGATCACTGGTTGTTGGGCTTGTTCGCCGTCTCGGAAAAATCCTATTACCCAAGATCCTGGAACTAGGAATGGAGTGTTTCCAACTCCACTTGCAGCAGCACTCGTCGTTGGATGGAGAACCGAAGCCCAAGGCAAATCTTGAGTTGGGATGCCGTTTTCAGAGATGTCTGCTGTGTGATAGCCAACAATTCTCACTCTACACCTGCCAAGTTTCAGAGGATCGTTGACATCCTCCACGAAACCTTGCCACCAAACGAAATTCTTTACTGTAGATTCAAAAGGCATCTAGATTTTCCAAATCTTCAACTCATTATATTTATGGGTCAAATCTGTGCGCTGTCTATCGGTGGTTTGGATAGAGATTCTCTCCCGAGAGTTATTGTCATGGTATTTGATCCTGACGATAAGATAGAACTTCCAAAAATCTTATATTCTATTGTGTTTATTAAATATTTTCCAGATAACCTTTCGTTGTTACCATCTTGACTCGGTTCTTTTGAAGTGACATCCGAAGAAGCTATGTTCACGTTTAGTATTTGTCCACATTTTTTTCTGGTGTCACAGGGAACTTCAATTATCAGTGTTTGCGTATCCATCAAGTTGATTTGGGATATTCTTTTGGGGTAAGCTTCCAAGGAGTTGTTTATGTTCTTTATTCCGTCATAAAGGTCCGTGGCATTTTGTGTCATGTACATTTTAGTAAGAGGAACATCATAAAAATCTGATCTAGAAACGGGGATGGTTGGGTGTTCCTCCAAATTTTCTCTTTGAGAAAAATCTATCAAATAGTTGAAAACATAGGTTGTTATCTTTTTTGAAGTTATGTCAAAGTCCAAGTTCATGGAGGAGTAGTAACCTTTTTTCAGGTTGTCGTATTTTTTATTCAGGTTTCCCCCTTCGGAATAGGATATTATTTTCTTCATTTCATATCCTAGATTTCTAGAGCTGTCTGCTTTTCCTGCTCTGGAGTCTGCGTTATTGTAATGATAAGTATCAAAAACAGGAGCTTTCTTGAGAGCAGATAAAGAAGAAAGTTGAACCGAACCATCCAACAATTCATACAACACATAATCATATTGGGAGTTTTCGCTTTCACAGTAAAATGTCAGTTCATTCATCATGTCTATTGGTCTTCTAAAGGGTATGACGATGGACGTTTGACCTTCTTTTGGTTCACCAGAAATTCCTAGTTGTTTTTCTGGTTTTTCTGTTTGTATGTAACTTTCAAATATTTTTTTTATTATATCTGTTCTCTTGAGGTTTTTATATGATTTTGATATTTTTTTCCTCAAATTCATCCCATAGAGATCCGAAATAATGTTGAGAGATAATGTTTTTTCTGTTCTTGATTGTGTCGGTGTATTTGAAACAGAAACAACGTCAAAAGTTCTGTTTATAGGAGTGGAATCGGGTGTATAGAAAACAAGCCTCAAAGTTTCCAACCCCTGCAATGGGAACAAATACTGGAATTCCTTGGAGTCCATTAACGTGATGGTTCCTTCAACATAGTTTGAAAATATAGACTCCAATAAATTAATTTCAACTAAACTGCCCGGTTTGACATCTAATTTGATACCAGAAGACGTGGTCAATTCCACAGTCTCTAACCTGACTTCTCCTACGTTATTAATTTCTTCTGTAGACATGTTTCAAGAAAAAAGTTTTTTGTATTCCTTAATGATTGATTCTATTGAAGATGGAGCTGGGACAATCAATGACCTTTTGTTTTCGTTTTGTTGAAACTCATAGCTCATGTTCGTAATGATGTAGTCTGGATTTATGGCAGTGTCCCCCAAAGCGGAAGTTGGAGTGTTCTCCCAAATGGTGCAGGAATATTTCCCCAACAGTGTTTCGGAAAAACAATAGTCGTTCAATTGATTTACTTGATACCTCAATATTTCATTTTGAAAATAACTTGAACTGTCCTCGTCAACTTCAGTTTCCAATATGTTTTCGTATAGAGAAAACGGATTGAGGATTTCGCCGTTTCTCTCAAAATGATGTACTGAATATTTTTTGTCTCTCACGATATTTATCGTGCTGTCTATCAACTCAACCGTGATAGGAGTTTCATTTAACAGTTTCGTCTCTAGTTTGAGTGAGGTGTATTCGGATGGATTTATGTTTATTTGTTCTTGGTTGAAATTGTTTGTTTTGAACAATACGTTGAGTATTCCCAAGTTGGAATCCCATGAAATGACTTCTCCTTCGTATACTCGGGTGCTGATACTAGTCAACAATACCTTATTCCCACTTTCTATGAGGTAAGTTTCAGAATTGAATGTTTCTTTACTGCAATTGCATTCATCGGAATAAAAGGGATTTCCGTTGACATTCAGGAAAATGTCAGATCCTCTGTAATTATCGGCGATCGTGTTTTGAAGGGTGATACTGTCTTTTGGCCACTCAAAATTCGGATTCATTATTTCATTATACAAAAGTATTATCCAATGTAAATTTGCGTCACTGTATAGTTTGTGTGCCACTATGTCGGGCCTCTCGCCATCAGCCACTGTATAGTAATTGTAGAGGGGATTTGTGTTCTTGAACATCTCCGAGATCTTGAACCTCAGTGTTATGTTGGTCACTAGGTCAAAATTGCTTATGAGTTCTCTTGATGGAACTCTGTTTAAGTTTTTGCCACCAAAATAAAAGGGAATTCTTGGAAAATTTGCAAAATAAGACATTTTACCAGCCTTGCTCCATTCTTTCTCTTGTGAGTAGTTCCATTTCTTCAAATTTGAGTGACATATTTATTTCTGTCGGAAAGGCACCATATTCAAGTTTTTGGGTTCCAGCTATGCCAGTTGCATCTGTCTTGTTCTCAACAACCCGAGTCGGACGGAAGGAAGAAAATCCCTTGGAATCATCGCTTCCATAAGTAACTTCTATGGATGTCAATACCAATCTTCCATATTTGGGGAGAAAATAATTTTCGTATTGGTCATACATGAATTTCACCTTGAATTCAGATGGGGTTTTTAAGTAAAATGAGCTACGAAAATTAGCTCCATCATTCCCGAGTTCTTCTAATGGAGCTGGGTGGGAATATACCTTAAAAGTTCTGATTATTTGGTAAATTGTCATAGCCTCTGCAAAAGATCTCGGAGAAAACTTATACTTTAGTTCAAAATTTCTTCTTGACACATTTTTGAACAATTTTTCGGTATAAGGAGCTTTTATCTGTCCAGTTTTTAATAGACTTAACTCTTGAAACTGAGAAGACGAATCTGCACCACCCAATCCAACCCCAAGGCTCTTTAATCCATCTGTTGCCATATTTATAGATGCATCCAAAGAACCCAAATTTGACAAGTTCATTTGAGCTGCCAAAGCTTGCTGTATAGAAGGATCTATACTTCCAATGCCGCCCCCTTTGGTTTGCTTCAAAGCATTTACAAATTCTATAACTTGTTTCGTTGTGGTCATGTCTACGTCAGAATATTCAAATCCGTAATTGGTTTCTATCGTGGGGGGCATTGGAAGATGTATGTTTATCGCTATTTTTTTGTAGTTATCTCCCAGTCCTAATCTTTGCCTGCTAACACTAATTTCACTCTCGACATTTATAGTATTTCCGTATTTCGCGTTGAATAGAGCGGTATTGTTTACTGCTCCCGCTATCCCAGCTCCAACTTGACCGCCCGCTATACCCCCGAAAATTTTACCCAACACACCGTTCACCCCCAAAGAACCAAGAACAGCCCCTGCGCCAGCTGACTGTAATCCTTCAAGTCCATCTTGAACTTGATCGGACAATATTCCAATAGAAGCTAAGGACTGTCCATCTTGCTCTATTTGATCTAATAGTTTTGTGCTGTCTATTTCATAGATGTAGAAAGAAATATAATGTGCGTATTTCGGGTCTGTCCCGAGCCCTATTGGGTATATCAGTTTGGTTTCGGTGTTGTTTTTAGTTTCTGTAGTAGCAGCAGGACGCTCTCCTCCGTTGGGTGCTGTAGGCGTTGATTCGGATTCAAAATTCATTTTTGATGTTTCCTTTTCGGGAGGATTTTTACTAAATAGTATTTAGTATGAGTTACAAGGGTTTTTATAAAGTAAAGAATCACCAAAAGTATAGAGGTGACTCCACGAAATGTGTTTTCCGATCCCTGTGGGAAAGGAAATTCATGAAATACTGCGACTCCAATGAAAATGTTTTGGAATGGTCCTCCGAAGAGGTAAGAATTCCCTACAGGTCTCCCATAGACGGGAGGTTTCACTGGTATTTTGTTGATTTTTGGGTGAAAATAAAGTCTCAAAACGGAGTCAAGGACTATTTGATTGAAATAAAACCAAAAAAACAAACACTAAAACCAGAAATGGGTGGTAAAAACAAAAAAACCCAACTAACAGAAATCAAAAGATATTTGATAAATAAAGAGAAGTGGGGTTCAGCAAAAAAATACTGCGAAAAAAGAGGATGGGAATTCCTCATATTGACAGAGGATCACATATTCAAGAAAAATGAACGAAGACATAAGAAACATAAAAAAAACATTGACTAGTTTGGTCCCTTATAAAGACATCAAATTTTTGACTAGGGTTCACTGGGAATTTTCAAAAAAATATACCAAAGATTTTTTGAGGAGAAGAGTCAGGGATCGTTTGTTGATGGAGAAGAACAACTACATGAGAGTCCCCAAAAATGTGATCATGAAAAGGTTTTATCTCTTTGAGTATGTTCCAAAGACAGACGTGGAAATTTGGGATAGATATCCCCTGATTCTCGTATTGGAAAAAAACAAAGATAGTTTTTTGGGAATCAATTTCCATTTCTTGCCAAAAACACAAAGAATACTCTTCTTTGAAAAGATTCAAAATTTTACTATAGGCAAAGAAATAGATTTGAATTACAAGAGAACCAAAGCTGCTTTTGATGGGTATCTAACCCTAACGAGAAGGTATAAAATGAGGAGAGTTAGAGGCCCTGTTGTTGAGATACCTTTGGAGTACATCAAGTTGTTCATGTTGATGGACATACAACATTTTTTTGGATCTTCGTATTCGGACAATGCGATTCAGCACAAGTCTCTAGAAAGGATAGTAGATTAAATGTCTTCCTATGTAAACATAGCTTCGCCTATACAAAGTTCAACTTTTCCGGGGTCGTTGCCGTTTCCCTCAGCGCCGAGTGCTCAGGAGCCTACGCAAGGACTTCTTAGATTGCTTGTTGGTTCTGGTGCGGTCACTCAAAACACATTTGATGGGGTGTCAACTTTTTCGGAATTTCTTTCGGCTGTTCGTAAGCACGGTGTGGCCACAGACAACAGGTTTTTTTGTATGATAGAAGCTTTGAGTCTCCCAGGATTCAATCCTTCGTTGAGTAGGAGATTGGGTCTTTTTTGTAAAAGCGCAAGTTTCCCATCACTTGAACTGAAAACAACAGAAACAGAAATCATTCCTTCTTTGAACGATAGAATAGCTACATATCCAGATTTCGGAGGAAATTCCTTCATAACTCTGAAGTTTATATGCTCCACAACGATGTACGAGAGGTCTTTCTTTCAGGCATGGATGGCAAGTGTGTACAACCCCGTGACAAATTTTGTGAATTTTTATGACGAATATGCTAAATACAACAGCATAACCTTGGTGAAAATTCCCAAGTCTTCTGGCAAAATAGAAGAAGCTTTGGACAGGATTGGTCTAAACAGTAAATTTTATTATACAATTTTCCGTGAATGTTATCCAGTTAGCATAGAAGCAAATGAAGTTAAATATGGGTCTTCCTCAAGTGAAATGGAAATTACTGTAAAACTTTCCTATAAATACTACGAAGACCCCGTTTCCTTTGAATTTAAGGATTTATCAAGAGATGAAGTGGAGAGTTTCAAAGAAGGAAATCCATTGAAAGACAAGTATGCGGAAAAATTGAAGCTAATTGTCCAAGAAGGAATGGTTCCAATTTCTTCAGGGCCTGATAAATTGCCTGCTGTTGACGGAATAGCAAACGCTATAAACGGAGCAGTTTCTAGAGTGACAAATGTGTTGGGAAGTGTTCGCCAAATATTTTGATTGAAAGGAAAATAAAATGGCTTTACCTAAACTTGGAATACCCACTTACAATCTAACCCTCTTGTCTGGGGAAGAAATCAAATTCAGACCCTTTTTAGTCAAGGAAGAAAAGGCTCTTCTCATAGCAGCTGAATCCGAAGACCCAAAAATGGTGGTTGATGCAATAAGACAAACAATAAGCAATTGCTTAATCTCGGACAACAAGGTTGACGTGGATGAGATGCCAATGTATGAATTGGAGTGGATTCTTCTCAATATCAGAATGAAATCCGTGGGAGAAACCTCAAAATTCGTAGTAACCTGCAAAAAATGCAAGGAAAAGAACCCCACTTCCATAAATCTTGAGAAGTGTGAGGTGATGAACAAAGAAAACACGGGAATGAAGAAGATAATGCTGACCGATGATGTCGGTATAGTGGTCAAGCATATACCATACAAAGTCCTGAACAACAAGGATTTCTTGGACACCCCCGTGGAAAAAAGTAGCACCGCTATATTTGACTTCATCTTGGATTCAATAGAATCAATTTTTGACAAGAATCAAGTCTACAAAAAGGACACGTTCAGTCGTGATGAGTTGAAGGATTTTGTGGATTCCATGTCCCAAGATCAACTCTTGAAAATTGTTGATTATATTCAAAATCCACCAAAAATAAGGTATAATTTGGAAATCAAGTGTCGTTCCTGTGAAAACGTCATGAATAGAACATTAGAAGGAATTTCCGATTTTTTCTAATTTGTTTTCTATATCTATCCATTGAATCTTACTATAGAGTTAATTTCGGATTGATAAAACATCACTCGTTCAATTTGAGTGATATAGAAAACATGATGCCTTGGGAAAGAGATATTTATCTTGCTATGGTCAAGGAGTGGGTGGAAGAAGAGAATGAAAGAATCAAGAAGCAAAGAAGTTCGTTTTAGTCATGTGAGATAAAAATTACCTAGAAGAGAAGGCATATGACACCGCAAGAATTCAAGCTAAAAATAGACGACTTACCCAACAACGCATCTCGCATTCGTGATGAGGATGTTAATGTTTTAAAGGGTGATGTTGATAGGGTTTCTTCTTTTTCTTCCGAGCAAAAGACGGAAATAAAGAAACAGTTGGATGTTCTTCTCGGGAATGGTAATCCAAAAGCTAAGAAAAATGCTCTTCGTAAGTTAAAAAATTTCGTCAATGGAATAGTTCCAGAAAATAGTTCTTCAAATGAAACTCCCACTGAAGAAACTGAAGAAGAGTCCGATTCTACTGTAGTTTTAGAAAATCAAGAAGCTAAAGCAAGAATAAGGGAACT